AATTTCCAAGGGAATTTAGAGAGCCACGGGTTAACCATCATGATTACAATGGATGCAGATCCAATAGTGTGTAATCCTGAAAATGGGTATGATAGGTATACTGCATTATCAATACCTGAAATTGAACTAACAATAAGTTACGATTCTTTTAGAAGATATAAAGTCTTAATGAAAGATGGAAAAGAGTGGGCATCTATTGATTCAAAAATAGAACACGACATTAAAAAAACATTAGTCGTTACTATAAATCAAGATCGTAAAATAATAACTATGTACCAAGATGGTAAGTTAATTGGATCCACAAAATATAAAAAGAATTTAAAAAAATCTGAAGACGGTAAAATTTTCATAGGTTCAAAAAATGAAGAAGAGGAATTATTCAAAGGAACCGTAAGTCAGGTTGCAATTTACAGGGTGGTTATCCCAACACAAGAAATAGAACCAATAAGTAAGAATACAAAATACTCCCTTACCAGAACTTTTGATGGGTATACTAATTGTGGGGAGTTAGTACATTATTTTGATATGAGATATGTAGTAGGATATGATGTTGTTGACCTATCAAATAGAGAGAATGTTCTAACATTAGTTAATTGTGAGACAGTACTTATTCCTAACGAACGTGAAGTCATGATAAAAGTACCTTTTAGGAAGAGAGGTTACTTTGATTTACAATCTCATGAATCTAGTGGATATAAAGACGGAGCTTGGACAGATGTTAATATAAGGTATAACCAACTAAGGTTCCATAATGAAATGGATAAAGGTTATAGAAACCCTAATGAAGATGGGTTATCTAATCTTAAATATGAGATATGGAATAGAACTAAAAGAAATAATCAGACACAATTAACTGTAGGAATATGAGTCATAAATTAGGTATATGTATACCATATAGAAATAGAGAGTCTCACTTAAATGAGTTACTCCCAAAATTAGAAAAACACTTAAACAAACAAAACATAGAGTATTGTGTTTATGTGGGACATCAGGTGGATGATAAGTTATTTAATAGAGGTACAATGAAGAATATTGCCGCAGAGAAGGCAATACAAGATGGTTGTGATTACGTTGCATTTCATGATGTGGATATGTTACCTCACGATGAAACGTGTGACTACTCTTATCCTGATAAAACTCCATTACATATTGCCACTAAGTTATCTAAGTATTCGTGGTCAATGGGGTACGAACAATATTTCGGTGGTGTTGTACTTTTTAATAAGGAACAGTTAGAAAAAACAAATGGATATTCTAATGAATATTGGGATTGGGGTCAAGAAGATGATGACCTATTTTGGAGATGTTTTTATGAGGGATATTCGGATAGAAAAATATATGAATCAATAGATGATAAAAAAGTTTATCAGTTTAATGGGAAGACTTCATCAATGAGTTTTAAATCGGATAGAAGTTTAACCACACCCTTATTTAAAAATCATACTATTTCTATTTTAGTCTCACCTGAACAGCAACCAGAGGTTGTGCCAATATGGTTAGTGGGTGATGAAGAGAGAAAATTTATAGAATATCCCATATTAAGAAAAGATGGGAGTTGGACTTGGGGTTTTTCGTTTAATAATTCAAGGGCATTATCCACTTTGAATTTTGACATTTCAAATAACCCAATGTACCATTGGACTAAATCGGTAGAAAATAAGTGGACATGGTTCACTGTTTCATATAACTATGATGAACAAAAGTTATATATATTTTCTAATAATAAATTAGTATCTAACAATGGGGACATACTAAAATCTAAACCAATAAACTTACCAAATAAAATAAAATCCCATTCATTAAAAGGTGATTTTCACATCGGTAGATGTAATCACCAAAATACCAATTTTAAAGGTAAGATTAGTGAAGTAAAAATATATGATAGGTTTTTCGACAATTTCGAAGAATGTAAATTAAATGAAGACAATATTATATATGATCTAAATAAAGATAAAAATAATCTGAAAAATGATGTAGTGGAGGTAGTAGAAAAAATTGAGATTGATGATAGTATATTACCATATAGAAGAGAGGGAAAATTTTATTGTTTACCACATTTAGATGAAGGTTTGGTAAATGGAAAATGGGCTAAGGGTGAAACTACCGCAAAAAATGAAAAGAGATTTGTTACAGAAATGCAACAAGGTAAATTAAATTATAGAAGTGATGGTATTAATAGTTTAAACTATGAACTTGTAGAAGTAATTAACCATTCAATAAAATGTAAAATATATAACGTAAAATTATGAGTCATCCCGAAGTAGAAAAATTCGAAAATTATAGAAATGAATTAAATAAAACTGGTTGTGGGTTTTGTTTGGCTAAATGGACACAAGTAACTACACACTTACACTTAGGTAGGACACATTCATGTCATCATCCCGACACACACCCAATACCTGTTGAGGAAATAAATAGAAACCCCTCAGCACTACATAACACTCGTTTCAAGAAACAGAAAAGGAAAGAGATGTTGGACGGTAAGAGACCTTCAGAGTGTGATTATTGTTGGAAGGTGGAGGACAACTCCAACCAAATATCCGATAGGGTTTATAAGTCTCATGAACCATGGTCGAAACCACACCATAAAGAGATTAGGGAAATGGATTGGAGAGAGGACTACAACCCAAAATACATGGAGGTTTCATTCTCGAATAAGTGTAATTTTAAATGTTCCTACTGTGGACCATCATTCTCATCTTCATGGGCTCAGGAAATTGAAAAACATGGTCCCTACCCGACCACAGATTTATTTAATAATTTCGATTGGTTAAAGAAGTCAGGTAGGATGCCGATACACCATAAGGATTATAATCCATATGTGGAGGCGTTTTGGAAATGGTGGCCGGACCTATACAGAGATCTTGATACATTTAGAATTACGGGAGGTGAACCATTATTAAGTAAAGATACGTGGGGTGTATTGGACTACATTATTGATGAAGAGAACCCTAATACAAATTTAAACATATCAATCAACACTAATTTAGGTGTACCCGATAAATTAATTGATAAACTTATTGAAAAAATTAAAAGAATTGAAGATGAAGGTAGAGTTAAGAGTTTTGTGATTTATACATCGGTAGACGGTTGGGGAGAACAAGCGGAATATGCAAGAACAGGACTTGAGTTTAATAGGTTTTGGGATAATTTAAACAAAATACTAACTAAATGTCCCACGGTCACTGTTGGTATAATGAGTACTTATAATGCATTATCATTATCAACATATAATAAATTAATAAAGGAGGTTTATGGTTTAAAGATGGAATACGGTTCTCCCGATAGGGCGTGGTCGACAGCGGTCTCGTTAGATTGTTCATTCCTGAGACATCCCGAACACCAAACAGTCAGAGTCGTACCACTTAGTTTTTCTGATTTAGTTAAAAGTCATGGTGAATTGGCCGAAACGTTAACCACTTTTCCTCACAACTTTGATCAAGAAATTTGGGGGTTCACTCAAATGGAAATACCGAAATTCCATAGGGTATATGATTGGATGGTGTCCCCACAAGACGAGAAAGAGTTGTTAAAAAACCAACACAATTTTTATAAATTCTTTAATGCACATGATGAGAGAAGAGGGACTAACTTTTTAAAGACATTTCCAGAATACGAAGAGTTTTATAATTATTGTAAAGGAATCACATTTTAATGAATATAGTCTACAACAAAATATTGGTATATGATCCACATGGAAGAGTGGAGTTTGTTAGTTCCAACATACCTGATTATAACATACACCCTTGGCACACCCACCCATTATTAAAGGAGGGAGATAAAGACGGAAACTTTAATAATTTAGAAGAAATTGCCAAATCCATAGGAGTTACATTCCCACTTAAAAGAAAAACAAATTTGGATAATAAAATCATGGACACCCTCATTAAATTTAGAGGTCAAAGTTTCGAGGTTTTTTTAGATCATGACTATCATAGACATAACATATATTCAATAGACGAGATTAAAAATCTTGACATCAATTACATTTACCCGATAGTAATTTATAACAACGCATTATTTGAAAATTACGACACAATTGAATTAGATGACCACATAATAAAAGATGCGTTAGATGGTAAGTGTAAGATATGTTTCATGCAACCAACGGAAGGTTTCTTTGGTCAGGACGACACGAACTACAAATGGTTAGATAACTTATCTAAACGTTATGGATTAGACGAAACCAACATGTATATTATAACGACTAATTTTATTGCCAAAACACGAAAAACGGAATTATCGTTAACAGGTTATTTGGATGACAAATCCTATTCAATATTGGACTACGGTTATTTTGGTTCTAATCTATGGTTTCATAACCCCGGTCACATTACAGATCCACAGTGTGAAATAAGAGGAAGAGAAAAGTTATCGAAGTTCATAAAATGGTCATTGACTGAAAATAAAAAATACCATTTTTTAAATTTTAATAGAGTACCAAAACTACATAGGGTTTTATTATATGGTTTTTTAAATGGTAATAAAAAATTTAAGGATAAATTTATTTCTTCTTTAGGGGGTTACGATGGTAATGATGAATACAGATATTTTGGTTGGGTTGACGGTCAAATACCTCAAGAATATGAAAATAAATGGAAAACCACTATTAGGGATTATTATAAGGGTCACGACTCGAGAGTACACTACTGGTACGACGAACCTGATTTAGAAAATAATAAGGCGGATAGTTTAAATACTCAAGCACACAAAGATTCTTTTGTAAATATCGTATCTGAGTCTCTAACTCATGAAACAACGGTATTCTTTTCTGAAAAAATATATAAACCAATATTCGTCGGTCAACCATTCATATTAATGGGGAACCCAAGGTCTTTAGAGGTACTTCAAAAACAAGGTTATAAAACCTTCTCAAGGTGGTGGGACGAAAGTTATGATCAGGAGATGGATTTCTATAAGAGGATGGATAAAATATTCGATGTAATGAAAGAGATTGCCTCATGGGATATGGACAAATGTTTTAAAATAACTCAAGAGATGTTACCCACACTTATACATAATTTCAATATCCTGATGAAGGGGGAAACTCTACAGAATTTATTTGACGTTTTAGAGGGGAAAAATGTAACATCAGTCAAAGGTCCTAAACCAACATCGACACCTCACAACAGATTAATATGATCATTAAAAAACCGACATACATTTATAAAGGTATTAGTCACGAAACATCTGCGATGAGACCAAAGCATACTGTAGATAATGCTATGGGGTCGGAAATAATATTAATAACTAATTATGATGTGGTCGGTGAGGACTTCTATAAGAGGTTTGATGAAATGTTAAAATTATGTCTATTAGAAAATAAAGAAATTTATTATGATTCCACAACAGAATTATTATCTCAGGAGTTTTTACAAAGAATAAAACATTATAAGGACCTCTCACCAATTAACATTTTCACTAACGGAATTGTAGATGAATCTATTGAGGATCTCAAGGTTGTTAAAAGTAGAGGTTTAAATATTACGGTAGAACCATACTTTGTAAAACATTATGATTATTATGTACCAATTAAAAACTATAATACACAAAAAAAAGAGCGTAGACAGTTTCTATTACTAGGTGGTAAATCAAAAACATTTAGAACAGCACTAACATCCCTATTATATTTTGAGGGGTTAGATAAGTGTGGTTACATATCTTACTTTGGTTTTAATCCATTAGAAACTTTTACGAACGAAACTAAGGATATGTATTTTATGACGGACTCCCCAAACGAACAAAAAAGGAGAGTTCAGATTGGGTTAGAAAAAATGGGGTCAAATAAAGTGTTAGATGTAACTTCATTTAATCACAAAATATCTCATACAAGAGAGTACGACGCAACATACTACGATTTGGTTGACTTTGTCCTAATAATGGAAAGTGATGTTACAAATGATAGGTCATTTATTACTGAGAAAACAACTAAATGTGTGCAACAGAATAAGAAATTTATTTTACTCTCTTCTAAAGGTATGTTAAGTAAAACTAAAAAAGAATATCAGAAGTACCATGGGTTGGATATAAGTCATTTAACAGATTGGTGTGACACATCATATGATGAAATAGAAAATGTGTGGTACAGGATAGACAAAATAGTTAAAATAGTTAAAGATGAACTTATATGTGAATGATGGGATAAATGAGTTAGATAAACTTAGATTTATTAGTCACTTACATGCGGCTCCCTTCATAATAGAAAATAATAAATTTAAACTTGTTAACGATATCTATGAGTGTGATAGTGTTGCGATACTATGCGATCACGGTATATACCAACAACAAGTTGATAAGATATTAGAGTATGCAAACATAAAATATGTACTTCATTTAGATATATTTCATGTCCATGAACAAACCAGCGTTATCCCCCATTTAAATCGTATGAAATTACTATTAAGTGAAAAGGGTAAAACTCTACTTCACATTCATACAAACTTAAATACGAAGGAAGATATATTTTACGACTTTTTATGGAATAGACAAAAATGTGCATTTACCGATTTTGAGGGTTACGGTTTAAAAAACACAGAATTTTTTGGAGAGTCCTCTAACAAAATGTTTGAACTATCCGACATAAAGAAAGTGGGGACACTTAAGAAATTTCTTTCCCCCAATAGAACCTCATTGGACAATCCCAATGATAGAATATATAAGAGAATATCTTTAAGATATGTTTTAGAGTTGGAGGATGGATACACAAACGATCCTGATAGGGGTTTATCGTTAGAACCTCAAGAAACCCCCGATAACGAAAACTTAGTAAAGTTTGAAGCATTCAACCCCATACACAATAGGTACTACGATTCTTCATTTTTAAGTATATATGTGGAAACATTAACATACTTAATACGAGATAAAGACAAACAAGTAAAATCTATAACCGAAAAGACTTGGAACCCTTTACTTAAAGGTCATTTTATCTTACCTTTTGGTTACTGTGGATTAGTTAAAAATATAAGAGAATATGGTTTTTTATTGGCCGATTGGATTGATTATGGGTATGATACTATAGAAGATGATCGAGAGAGGTTTGACCATTTTATTTATTCAGTAAAAAAAGTACTCGAATTAAGTATTGATGATTTAAATACTTTATTTAAACGAGACTTATGGATGTTAGAACATAATAGAGGTTTATTTTTTGATAAACCATTAGATAATATTTATAATAAAATAATTAAAAAAATTTAGTATGAGAGTAGGTTTTATTGGGGTTGGTAAACTCGGAAAAGATGCGGCTGAGGTAATGGCGGAGAAACATGATGTTATAGGATATGACATAACTGAGGTACAACCCGAAAATTTTGTAATGGTCTCAACAATTAAGGAGGCCTGTGAGAATAGGGAATTAATATTTATTGCGGTACCGACACCCCATCATCCAGACTATGACGGGAGATACCCAACATCACACTTAGAAAATAAAGACTTTAATTATAACATAGTAAAAGAAGTGTTGGTCGAGGTTAATAAACACGTTTCTAAAGATCAACTTATTGTTTTAATATCGACAGTCTTACCCGGTACCGTCAGAAGAGAATTCATTGACTTGATACCGAATGGTAGATTTATATACAACCCATACCTAATTGCAATGGGTACGGTAAAATGGGATATGGTAAATCCTGAAATGATTATCATTGGAACAGAAGATGGTTCTAAAACGGGAGATGCAAAATTATTATTAGACTTCTATAAAACATTTATTAGTGAAGGTACAAGGTATGAACTTGGTACATGGGACGAAGCTGAGGGAATTAAAATATTTTATAACACGTTTATCTCAACCAAAGTTGCACTGGTTAACATGATACAAGATGTTGCCGAGAAATCAGGTAATATGAATGTAGACGTAGTTACTGGGGCGTTAGAAAGATCTACATATAGAATACTAGGTCCTGCATATATGAAGGCAGGGATGGGAGACGGTGGAGGATGTCATCCTCGTGATAATATTGCATTAAGATACATGGCTCAAGAATTGGATTTAGGATATGACTTATTTGATGCAATTATGTTAGCGAGAGAGGTACAAGCAAAAAACATTGCAACTAAATTGGTGATTGAATCAAACCGTCTTAATCTACCTATAATTATATTGGGTCAATCATATAAACCTGATGTTGAGTACTTAGATGGGTCCTCATCAATTTTAGTCGGACATTATTGTGAATCCGTGTACGGTAGTAAATACAAAGTACAGTATGATTTAGAGACTCCAATAAAAGGAATCTATTTGTTGGGTCATATGGGTAAACACCACGATTATGATTTCCCTGATGGTTCGGTGGTTTTAGATCCATGGAGGTCCTTTAAAACGGATAAAAAAATTAAGGTCATTCATTATGGAAATACAAGAAAAAGAAATTAAAAATTCATATGTTTTCAATAGGGATATCTTGTTATTATCACGACTCGTCTTTATGTTTATTTAAAGACGGGAAATTAATATTCGCGTGTGAAGAAGAGAAATTCACAGGAGTAAAACATGACTATAGTTTTCCTAAAAATGTACTAAACTATGTTACAAAAAAGTATTCTTTAACAAAGGAAAATGTGGAGGTGGTTTGTTTTTATGAGGATGTCGAATTGAAGAGTCAAAGAGTTAAAGAATATTCAAAAAAACAATTACTAACCAAACCCCTATTATCAATTAGAAGAGTATGGGAATCTTATAGAAATAGACGAGAGTTAAAAAAACTACTACCCAATATTTCTGATAATATCTTTTTCTCAAAACATCATCATTCACACTTATATTATTCATCATTTAGTTCTCCTTATAAAACCTCCGCAGTGGTTTCTATCGATGGTGTTGGGGAATACGACACAACAACCATATCTAAATATGATGGGGGTGTTTTAGATGTTGAAACCATTTCATCTTACCCACATTCTTTAGGTTTATTTTATTCCGCAATGACATCCTTCTTAGGGTTTAAACCCAATGAAGGAGAATATAAAGTTATGGGATTAACATCTTATGGGAATAAAACAAAGTTGGTTGAGAAGGTTAGTGAATTAATAAAATTCGAAAACGGAGAAATAAAATGTAATTTAAAATATTTTAATTGGCATAAATCTGATAAGATTATGTACAACTATGATTTATCTGAATTATTGGGTTTGTTACCAAGGACCCCCGATGAAAAAATAAAAAAAATACATAAAGACTTATCATATGCGGTTCAACATGTATATGAAAAGGTGTTGTTTGATCTTTTAGATTATGTTGGTAAAAAGTATCAGACAAGTAATCTATGCTTGGGTGGTGGATGTGCATATAATGGATTGGCAAATGGTAAGATATATCGAAACACCGGATTTAGGAAGGTATGGGTACCACCAGCACCATCTGATGCGGGGTCCTCTATAGGTTCTGTAATTAATTATTATATTAATAATGGGGCGAATGTTAAGATACCTAATACCCCATTTTTAGGTCCTTCATATACCGTAAATTCAAAATCTAAGAAATACTTGGGTAATAGGAGAACCATGTATCTGAATAACCAAAATATATATAGGATAGTTGCCAAACAAATTAGAAAAGGTAAAGTCGTCGGTTGGTTTAGAAATGAAATTGAATTTGGTGCGAGAGCATTAGGGAATAGATCAATTTTGGCTGACCCAACAAATCCTAAAATGAAGGATAGGATAAATAAAATGGTAAAAAAGAGGGAAGGGTTTAGACCTTTTGCACCTATGGTGACTAAAGAAAGACAACATGAATATTTTATAATGAATGACGATTTGAGATATATGAATCAGGTTGTTGAGGTTCGTGACCAATATAGGGACATTCTTGTCTCCACAACTCATGTTGATGGTACCGCACGAGTACAAACAGTTTATCAAGATAATGAGATACATAATCTTTTAAGGGAATTTGAGAATTTGACATCGTACCCTATACTATTAAACACGTCATTCAACATTAAAGATAAGACTATGGTTTTAACCCCTAAAGATGCGTTAGAAACATTTGATTCAACAGATATTGATGTATTAGTCTTAAATAATATTGTAATTTTTAAATAATGTTTAGAAAAATAATTAGATGGTTTAAAGACCGTAAAGAAAAAAAGAAATTAGAAAAACGGTTCAAGGAAAAAATGAAGAAGTTGAAGGATAGAGACCCATTTTTTTACAAACATTAATATGAAGGTTGTACATACATATGTGGATAAGATAGGTATAATATGGAAAGAATTATTATACACACAATATCTCAGTGCCATATTAGCAAAAAAACATTACGGTAATATAACTTTTTATGGTGACGTTGAGGAATGCAGACAAGTTATTGACTTAGGTTTACCTTATGATGAGGTGAACGATAAAATAGTGAAGAGAGTGGACTCAAATACATGGAGTATACCCAAATTAAAAGTGTACGAATCAATGAATGAATCTTTTCTACATATTGATACCGACACACTACTATTTAATAAAATAATATTTGATACATATGATCAAAATTATCTGTTCAGTCACATAGATATGCACACACCGTCAGATTTGTCTAAGAACGAACTTATATCTGAACTTTATAAATATTACTCTAATCCACCCTATAAAAATCCTGAAAACATTAAGAATAAAAATAATTACTTTTATATTAATAAAACATATTCAAAACTATTCTTTGATCTAATTTTTTCAAAAGAAAATGGGAGTACCCTATTCGATTCTTACGGGTCTTTTGAAACAATTCCAAACATGAACATCGTTTATATTAAAGACCATAAATCGTTCTCTAAAGTGTGTCGAGATACAATAAATCATTACATTAAACATAGTGGTAATATTGATAACGAAGAATACGGGTCATGTTATATAGAACAATTAATGTTACACACAAACTTAAGAATAAGTGACAAAAAATATAGGAAATCATCGGACAAAAATAATCATGTTATTTTTAATGACATACCAACGATACAAGTAGACGCACATAACAATGTACCCAACATTAATGACGTTAAATTTCCATTTAGATTACATAACATTAAGGGTAAACATTTTAATTACGGAGATGGTGAGGTGATAACAAAATTATCTAAAATTAAGAATTATAGTAAACTAACTAAAAAGAAAAAAATAGATAAAATAACAATTAAAGATAGAGAAAATATTTTGGATTTTCTAAACCAAGAGTTCAACGGGTTTTTCCATGTAACTTATATGAAATGGTACGATATTATGCAAGTTTATGTAATTCATAGATTGAGAATGGAGGTTGGGGATGACAAAATAAGAGAAATACATAAATATTTTAAATCAAGACATATAAAACTCAATTTACCGTCTATTTCGGGAGGTGAGAAATTATATTCAGAATTAACGGGTTTTAAATTCGATTTAAGTAAAAAAAATATCATATGAAGAAAGTAATTGTCTCCGGCTGTAGTTTCACTTTTGAAGATTGGAATTGGCCTAAGTTTTTAATAAAACATTTAAAGATACGTAAAGAAAATCTTAATAATGTTGGTATGGCATCCCAAGGAAATGGTCTAATTTCTAAAAAACTAATTTATGCAGTAAATAAAGAATTAGAAACCACAAAACCTGAGGATATTTTAGTTGGGGTTATGTGGAGTGGTGTTGATAGATTTGATTTTCATAGTGAGAATAACTATAGTAGTGATAATTGGGGTAATAACGGACATGTTAGTCATATTGACAACCCTACTAAAGTTGCTGTAGAAAAAAAGTGGTATTTCATAAATCCAGGGTGGGATGGTTTAGAGAATCCACACCCACTTATGAAATCATATTACGAATATTTTCATTCCGATATTGGTATGTTAATTAACACAATACACTCCATACTATTAGTTCAATGGTACTTAAAGGAAAAAGGAATAAAATACTTTATGACGACATTTATGGATATATTTAATAGATATCCTAAAAATATTTTAGAGTCTGAAGACGTGAGTTACCTATTAGAATTAATAGATTTCAATAATTTCTTAAATGTTGATGGTTGTTATGAATACGTATCCAAAAATTTCCCATCAGGTATGCCTAACTCCGAAAACCCAGGTATTCATCCATTAGAGTCGGGCCATAAGTATTTCACAGATACCGTAATAATCCCCCACCTTAATAAAATGGGAATAAAATCAAATAGCGATAGGGACCTAATATAGAAAAAATTTATTTAGTGGTTATAAATCTTACCAAAACCAAATTACTATTGAATTATAAAGTATTTATCTAATAAGAAAAACGTTTATATAGATGAATATATTTGATCCACACATTACAGGATCCCTATCCGTCTCCGCATCGGCGGAAATACAAGGGGATTTAACAGTACAAGGAACTATCTATGGTACTGCACAGATTGACGGAAGTGTTGATAATGCAATAAGTGCATCACACGCCGCCTCCTACTTACTCACATCAAGTTTTAATGATTATAAAAATACCGCAGCTACTACTGGAAGTAATGTATTCATTGGGGATCAAACAATTAGTGGATCATTGTTACCTCAAGGAACACTTACTCATGATTTGGGTAGCGATACTAAAAGATGGAATGATATATATTTAGCGGGAAGTACTATTGATTTGGGTGGTACAAAAATAACTAAGAATAGTGATGGTGATGTACAACTTCACGATAGTGGTAACACCTTAAAAAGATTAATTGCGTCTGAAATTGAATTAGGTCACGGATCAAACAAGAAAGTTCTTAAAGTAAATAATGGTCGTTTAAAGTTAATGGCCACTAACGACAGTGATGAAGAGTTAGCTCAATTATCGGGTTCGTTCACTGGTTCTTTTAGGGGAGATGGTAGTGGTTTAATTAATGTTCCCGCAAGTGGGGTTACGGGTCTAAGTTTAGATCGGATTGCAAGTACAACAGCAACCGCGTCGATATCCTCAGACAGTTTGATAACTAATGTTTCAATTATACCTAGTATCACAAATACAATTGATTTAGGTGCACCCGACAAGGAGTGGAGAGATTTATATCTTTCATCAGGGTCATTATATATAAATGGACAACAAGTACTCTCAACTACAGGTACTGAATTAAGAGTCACTACAGATAGTGGTGAATCAATAAAAATATTAGAAACGGGTTCTGATACTATCACACTACAAACAGTTGATGGTGATATTACATTAAGTTCTTCAGGAACGGGTAACATAGAATTAGACGCACCTATACAAATAACAGCCGGTAACAAAGTAATATCTTCTGACGGAAACTCAATTGTTTTCGGTAATGGATTAATTGTAACAGGTAGTATAGATTTAACAGGGACTGTTGATGGAGTTGATATATCATTATTAAAAACAGATGTGGATGCTATTTTAGATTCTTCTGATGCTGATAAGAATTCATTCGCAGAAATCGTAGGACTTATTAATAGTGTTGACACCACAAATGATGAAGCGTTTGCGGCCCATTATACTGCAAGTAATAATAGATTCACGTCGTTAGAAACGACAAGTGGGTCACACGATGGGAGGTTAGACCTATTAGAAACATTTACTGGTAGTGTGGATGGTACTATGAGATCTGACTTTAACACTCATACCGCATCCAATGATTCAACCAACACAACACAAAATAGTAGGTTAAGTAGTTTAGAGACTAAAAGTGGTTCTTTGACTACAGATATTAAATCAAAACTAAATACGGAAAATGTTGTCTCAGGTTCTGAATTTGTTTTAAATTCAACCTCACCAATAACACAATATGTTGACGTTACCGTAACTGCAAGTGGTGGTGTATATTACATAGATGGTGTAGAACAACAAATTGTCTCATTAGCAAAAGGACTAGTTTATAGGTTTGATGTATCTCACTCATCAAATTCAGGACACCCATTCAGATTTTCATTAACTAACAATAGTCAATATACAGACGGTGTTACCGTAAATGGTACCGAAGGTTTATCAGGAGCATACGTTCAAATAGTTGTAAATCAAGATACCCCACAAACATTATTATATTATTGTACCAACCATAATGGTATGGGTAACAAAGTTTTTGTCGGTGGAGCAGGTGATACAGATTCAATCACCGAAGGAACAACCAATCTTTATTATACAGATGATAGAGTTAAAACTAAATTAAATACAGAAACCGTAATTAGTAGTTCCATACAAGTGGATATTACTGGAACAACTAATTATAATTTGGTTGATGGTAGGTTAGACAGTATAGAATCCTTTACCGCAAGTATCGATGACACATATGCAACTGATACTGATTTAACCACTTTGAGAGGTGATTTAAATACTTATACCTCATCCAACGATTCTACCAATATTACTCAAAATAGTAGATTAGGTAGTTTAGAAACAACAAGTGGTTCACACGATGGTAGGTTAGACAGTATAGAATCATTCACGGCAAGTATCGATGACACATATGCAACCGACTCGGATATAACTAATCTAAGAGGTGATTTAAATACTTATACCTCATCCAACGATTCAACTAACACATCACAAAACAATAGGTTAGGTTCTTTAGAAACCAAAACTGGTAGTTTAAATACAGATATATCTAATCTAAGGGGTGATTTAAATACTTACACTTCGTCCAACGAAACAGATAAACAAAACTTAAGTGGTAGGATAGACTCTTTAGAAACTAAGTCAGGAAGTTTAAGTGGTGATATTTCCACATTAGATGGTAGAGTTGATTCTTTAGAAGTCGTAAGTGGATCACAAAAAACAAAATTAGGGGAACATAAAAACAGATTAGATTCTTTAGAAACTAAAACAGGTAGTTTAGAAGGTGATATTTCCACATTAAATGGAGATATTTCTACATTAGATAGTAGAGTCGATTCTATTGAAACCAAGACGGGTAGTCTATCCACAGACGTATCTAACTTAGGTAATAGGGTAGATGCGTTAGAGGAGTTCACTTCGAGTATTGATGATACATATGCTACTGATACTGACGTAACAACACTTAGAACTGATTTAAATACTTATACCTCATCTAATAACACTACTAACTCAAACCAAGACCTTAGATTAGTTTCTTTAGAGACTGAAAGTGGTAGTATTAGAACAACTTTTAATTCATATACATCTTCTAATGATAGTACTAATACAACCCAAAATAATAGGTTAAATAGTATAGAAACGACAAGTGGTTCACACGATGGAAGGTTAGATTCTTTAGAGACTAAGACTGGAAGTTTAAATGGTGATATTACAGGTTTAGACAGTAGATTAGACACGATAGAAGGTGGTTTAGAATTTACAGGGTCTAACGTAACTATTAAGGGGGATCTTTTAATTAAAGGAACAGAAACAAGAGTAGATTCAACAACTGTCGAGATAGGGGATAACATTATATCTTTAAATGGTAGTGGAGCACAAAATGCAGGTATCGAAGTTAGAGATAACACATCTCCTGACTTATTATCTGGTTCTTTAATATGGGACGGACAAACCAACTATTGGAAGGGTGGTCAAAAAGGATCTGAAGAAAGATTATTAGATAATACGGACTTAACCACTTTAGATAGTAGATTAGATGGTATTGAGGCGGAAACAGGAAGTTATCTTACAGATTACAACAATGAATACACAACAGGAGCAACATTTAATAGTGGTAATGGTGTAATTACATTTAAAAGAAATGATGGTGACACATTTACTGTTGATATAGACGGTAGATTTTTAGACACAAGGGCACAAGTACATAGTGAATTATATAGTACAAATGGTGACGCTAATGATTATACAGAATTTGGTATATATAGAAATTTCGCGTCTAACGGACCTATCAGTGGTCACAACACAATATTACATGTATCTCAAACAGACGGTAATTATGGTTTCCAATTAGGGGGATCAACATTAGTTAATGGAGACGGATTATACTTTAGAAATTTTGCGGGTACTAACACAATAACGGGATCAACATGGTATCATATTGCAACAAGAGATTGGGTTGGTGATCAAAATTACCTAACAGATTATAATGATGAATATACGACAGGTGCCACATTTAATAGTGGTAATGGTGTAATTACATTTAAAAGAAATGATGGGGATACATTTACTGTCGATATAGACGGTAGGTATTTAACAAGTTATTCTGAAACAGACACTTTAGATAGTGTGGTTGCAAGGGGTAATACCACCTCAAGAGGAATAACATTAGGTAGTGGATCACCATGGGCACCATTAGTAATTAACGCGAGTGCTGGTGAATCCTCCGCAAATGCCGGTGTGGCAATTGCATTAGATGGTACGGATTATAGTGAATATGGATATAGGTTCAAAGCAAACGGTTCTAATTATTACCAAGTTTTATATGATGGTTCTGCAATTAATTGGAAACATTATAATAGTGGGTACACCACTAAAATGTCATTATCTAATGGTGGTAACCTTACAGCGACTTCATTTATTAAGAGTGGTGGTACATCATCACAATTCTTAAAGGCGGATGGTAGTGTAGATTCAAATACGTATTTAACACAACACCCACCAATTGCATCACCGGCATCTTCTAACAATAGTGGAAGAACATATATCCAAGATATTCTATTAGACGGTAATGGACACGTAACAGGACTAACCACTGCCACTGAAACAGTAACAGATAGTGGTAATGACAATTACTACGTTGATGGTGTAGAATTTAATTTATCTACTGGTGTCTTTACCGCAAGTGTTAATGGATCGACAAATCAAACCGTTGATTTAGATGGTAGATATGTAAAATTAGGTGGAGACACCATGACAGGTACTCTTACCGTACCTACCGTACAAATGGGTAACGCAAGTTTTGGTAGGAGTGGTGACCAAAATCATGTACATTTTGTTGGAACCGCATTAATACCAAACACATCAACCACAGCCTCTAACTCAAATATGGGTACATCTACATACAGATGGAAAGGTGTTTATGGTGGTCTTGGTGATTTTAGTGGTGTTGTAACCGCATCAGGAGGTAATTCAGGAAATTGGAATACAGCATATGGATGGGGTGATCACTCTACCGAAGGGTATATCACAGGATATAGTGAAGTGGACACTTTAGATAGTGTAACCGATAGAGGTGCGACCACTTCGAATATTATTACTGTTGGTGGGGTAAACCTTAACGACGGTAATTCAATAATAGAGGAAGCGGCTGGTAATGCGTTTAGATTTAAAACATCTACAGGTTATATTGATATTGGTTCTAAGAACTCAGGGTGGATACATTTCGAAGGTAATAAACCATTCTATTTTGGTACTTCATCAACTGTCTTCGACGGAGATGTTAGACCATACACCAACAACACAAGAAGTTTAGGTTCGTCATCATATAGATGGTCAGGAATATACGCAAATGGTGGTGATTCATCACAATGGAATACAGCGTACGGATGGGGAGATCATTCAACTGAAAATTATCTAAAAGAATATAATGATGAGTACACAACAGGAGCAACATGGAATGGTGGGACAGGAATTGTTACATTCACAAGAAATGATGGCGACACATACTCAGTAGATATATCATCAGCATTAACGGAAGTTACTGTTACAGGTGGTACATATAATGATGGTAACCAAACATTAACATTAACAAAATCAGACGGGACTACTGTTGAAGTTACGGGATTTGCACTTGATAATACAAATAATTTTACAACGGGTGCAACGTTTAATACCGGTAACGGTATTATAACAGGAACACGTAATGGAGGTGATACATGGACTGTTGATATTGATGGTAGGTATTTACCACTAGATGGTGGTACTATTTCAAGCAGTAACACATATAGTTTAAAGTTAGAAAACTCAAGTAATGGGTTAGGTACGGGAATTGAATTTAGTGATAACCCAGGGACTGGTACACAAAGAGCATATATAACACATTACCATGGTGACGGTTCTAGTTATGGTTCTGGTGCGTCTATAGTGTTATCAACAAATCAACCCACAATGACAATACTTGCCGATGGTAAGTTAATGTACAAAGAAGGTATATACTCCAAACCGGCGACAGGTACAGGTGCGGGTACAAGAAAAGATACTAATTGGGATACCGCATATGGATGGGGTGACCACTCACAAGTTGGATATATTACAGGATTTACAAATACAAATGAATTTACAACAGGTGCGACATTTAACACAGGTAACGGTATTATTACATTCACTAGAAATAATGGTGGTGATACGTTCAATGTCGATTTAGATGGTAGATACGCACTAAGTTCACATAATCATGACGATAGATATTTCCAAGATAATAAAGGAAGTATAAGTTTAACAGGTGGTAATCCGTTTGATGATTCTAAGACAGAAACCAGAGTTACGGGTAGTGGAAGTTATGTCATAAATTACACGGGAGCGAGTGCACACCTATTTTCAAGTAATGTAGGTGGTTCAGCATCTATGTTTCAGATAGGTGCACACTATAACGGATCAGATTTTTACATGAGGACCAGAACGGACAGTTCAACATGGCAAACATGGAAACAATTATGGCACAGTGGTGATTTTAGTTCAACTAACATCTCACAATGGAATACAGCATATGGATGGGGAGATCATTCAGTAGCGGGATACACAGGTGACCAAGACTTAAGCGGTTATTTATTAAACACTACAGATACGTTCACAGGATCATTGACTGTCAATGGAGATATAAGGGGTGCGGGACAACACTTAATATTGAATGCTGGTGAATCTTACGCTTACGCTACGGGACAAGGAAATGAATATGTTTATATCAATGCAGAACAAGGTCTTGAGGTTAATTCAGAAACAGGTAATTGGTCAGGTGGATGGGCGGCAAGAAAAACCGCACTACTTAGAGGGGATTTACTTAGGTTAGATGGGGAAGACCTCACCAAAACTAATATCCAAAACTTTAAAACCGCATATGGATGGGGTGACCATTCCACTGAAGGGTATGTGAAAAATGACGAGTATACAACAGGTGCCACATTTAATAGTGGTAATGGTATAATCACATTTACAAGAAATGATGGTGACACATATACGGTTGATGTAGACAATAGATATCTACAATTGTCGGGAGGATCGTTATCGGGTAATCTTAATATGACAGGTACTAACCCAATGATAAAGTTTGTTCCGGTAGGAACTAATGATGGTGCGGGTATTAGATTTAACTACACCAATAATGATGGTGAAATGGAGTTTTGGACTTCTGATGATAATAGTGAACCATTTGTTTGGAGAGCATACGATGTAGGTTTAGATGGGACTGGAAACTATCAAGAGTGGATGAAACTCTACCAAAAGAAACTTTATATTGACGGTGAGGAATTAAGTAAAACAAACATACAAAACTTTAAAACCGCATATGGATGGGGAGACCACAATACTGCAGGGTACATAACAGGATATACCGATACTAATGAATATACGACAGGTGCCACTTTTAATGGTGGTTCAGGTACCCTTGAATTCACAAGAAATGATGGAGATACTTACAGTGTAAGTATAGCATCAGCCCTAATAGACGTTACTGTAACGGGTGGTACATATAACAGTGGTAATCAGATACTAACCTTAACCAAATCAAACGGAAGTACCGTAGATGTTTCAGGGTTTGCGGTTGATACAGATGTTAACTGGTATACGACAAGTGCATCATTCAATACGGGTAACGGTATTATAACAGGGACACACCATGGAGGTACATGGACTGTCGCTATTGATGGTAGGTATGGTTTAAAATCACTTTCAGAAAATAAAACATATACAAGTGGTGGTAATGCTGTTGGTTCCTATTTAGGTGGACACTACTCAGCTGGTGGTACAGAAAAACCAAATTCAGCAACGTTTGGATCAGGAAAACTGAAGATAGCGATGCTATCAAACACTAACCTTGGATTCGGGGGATCTTGGAATGATGTACTTTGGATTAGTGCATATAATGGTGGTGATGTAAAAGGGTCACACGCATTGGTGTTCGACAAGTACAGTACAAATGTTTACGTCTCTGACCAATCATACGACTCGGCGTCATGGGGTACTGGATACCAATTATGGCACACCGGACACTTTCAACAAAGTAGTATTAATAATTGGAATACCGCATATGGATGGGGAGACCACTCAGCGGCAGGATATGCATCAGGTGACTTCCTACTAAAATCCGGTGGAACTATGAGTGGTGCCATTAACATGAACGGTAGTGGTATTAATATGGTTAATGGTTCAATAAGTAATGTTAACCATATTACAATTGCAGACCCAGGACCAACAGAAGGTATCGAATGGTTAGGTGGTAACGGATTTAGAATTGTTGAATCACCAAATGATCTAACAACAAACAGTGGTGGTAACTTACAATTCGTTAAATCAAGTACAAGAATATTAACTTTAGGATCAAATGGTCAGTCAGAATTTACTGATAAACTAACGTTGACATCATCCACATCGGGATCAACAATATTCGATATCCAAGGTACAAGTGGTCAGTTATTCTCAATTACAGATGATTTAACAGGTGATTTATTTGCCGTCTCTGATTCGTCAGGTGTTCCAATTTTTAATGTTAATGCAAGTGGTGCTATTACTATTGACCCACTTGGTTCATTATACGTTGGAAACAATAAAGTAATTAACGGAAGTGGTAATATTGAGTTTGATGGACCTGTAACCACATCCAACCAAGGTAGAGGTATCTATTGGACAGGTTATGATAAAGAAGATACCACAGATTCCTCAGATACCGCACATATATTACACACAAGTAATAGTGGTGGATTGTCAGGTTCTGTCATTGAGATTAAATCACATAACGATGCGACTGATGGTGTTAACTTTGTGGTTAATGGTAACAGTGCGGTTAGAATCAACGGTAACATTGTGGTTCACGCAGGTAACTATACTTCATACCAACAACACCCAACGATCACCGCGGCTACTTCTTCAGATAACTCGGGTAGAACATATATACAAGACATCTTATTAGATGGTAATGGACACGTTACGGGTGTTACAACAGCAACAGAGACAGTCACCGATAGTGGAAATGATAATGATATAGATTACATAAGTGGAGCTACGTTTGATGATGCTACAGGTGTAATTACAGGTACAGGAACAGGTAATGCTGGATTTACTGTCGATATTGATGGTAGGTATTTAACCTCTGAAAGTTATACAGCCCACGATAATATTACTGCGGCCACATCTTCTAACAATAGTGGTAGAACGTATGTTCAGGACATTTTAGTGGATGGTAACGGACACGTTACGGGTATAACTACGGCCACAGAAACAGTCACCGATAGTGGAAATGATAATTACTATGTTGATGGATTAAGTTTCGATACTAGTACTGGTGTTCTTACGGCGAGTGTGAATGGGGTAACTGATCAGACAGTCGATTTAGACGGTAGATATGCATATTCATCTCACGACCACAATAGAATTACCGAGAACTCATCAATTACGTTCGGTACGGGTCAATTCCAATGGATGGATCAGAGTGGTGCGGGAGGTACAGGTATGAATGGTGAGGCACCACAAAACCCAAATACTGATTGGCACCACCAAATAATAATGAACCACGCAAATAGTGCTGGTTACTATGTACAAATGGCGTTTGATTTCCATGATGACCAAGTATGGTTCCAAAGAATGGAAAATGGTTCATTAGAGGGTTGGAGAGAATTTATACACTCAGGAAATATTGGATCCCAATCAGTGAGTTACGCATCCACAGCGGGATCAGCAGATATGATTGATGGTGTCGCATTTAGAAACACAAATTCAGGTGCAGGGATTGATGCGGACTCCTTAGATAGTGCGGGTATCACATACTACACAGGTGGTGTGACAAACTTCTCAGGTAACGCAACTGACGGAGCACTCTACTCACAAATATATAGTTCAGCATGGCAACATCAAATTGCGGGTGACTATAGAAGTGGACGAATTGCGGTTAGAGGTAAAAATAGTGGTACTTGGCAATCTTGGAAAAAGATACCGGCGGTTAATGTTTCTACATTCAGTAATGTGGGTACCGTTACTTTTACCCATGGTTTAGGAACCGACAACGTGATTGTACAGGTATATGATAGTAATGGTGATTTATTTTTCCCTTCGGCAATAAATTCTTTAAATGGGGTGGTTGTGGTTAAATTTGAAACAAGTAGATCAGGAAGAGTAGTCGTAACAGGATAAAAAAGAGTTAAATGATTAGAGAAAACGTAATAGTTAGTGGTTCACTTGACGTGAGTGGACAATTTATCATACCAAGAGGTAGTAGAGGGGAAAGACCCACTTCACCTGAGACAGGTTCTATGTACTTAGAAGAATCTACAAGTGGTAGTTTCGTTGTTACATACACTGGTTCATCTAATTATGATGATGGTTGGGAACCCGTGGGTTCACAAGATACTGACAGAACAGGATTCAAATACAGACAAATAATAAACTATTCATATTTGGCAGGTGGATATAAGTCAGGTTCACCTTGGAAGAATGTACATAAAACAATTAACGCAACTGACCAAACATCTCACTTAGGTGAGTTATTAGATTACCCCGCAAATTATACCTCAGGAGTATGTAGTAAGACTAAACTATTCTTATGGTCAACAAATACAGATGGTGGTCATAAAGGGGCTACCACAATACATTCAACTCACACATCTGGTATTGATATGGTGAATGAAACAACATACGCACACCAATCTAAGTGGGATTTATTAAATGCAAGGGATGATTGTGGAACTTTGTTTAAGGAAACCGAATTTGCATATGTTTTTGGTGGATCGGTAGCTACTGTAGAAAAATTTAATTTAACTAATGAGACAATGTATACCACTTATTATCCAGGTGGGTCACCTTATGTTACAACAACATTATCCATTACGAGTACATTAGGTTCTTCAGGGTTTTCTGATGAAAACTATGGTTATGGGTATGGTTCTGAAAGTGGAAACAAATGTCACTTTGCTACTGATGTGTTCGAGACAAGGGCATCCTCATGGGCATCTAGTGGGCAACAGAAAGGGATAAGTTCTAAAGTTGGTAAAGGTTATTGTGGAAATGAAGGTACATATAATGGAGGTTACAATTTAAGAAGGTGGGACGTTTTCACTGAAACTAATATTGGTAATGTCCCTAAACCACATGCAAATTGTGGAGAAGAGAATTTCACATTAGGACAAGACCATCAATACATGTTAGCAACATATGATGGTACAGGTCAAACAAATACAAGTTGGAAATTCTCATATACGACAGATACGGGTACGGTAAATCCTGCAGGGTTAGCACCAGGTGTTAACGCAGGTGCATCATCAGGACATTGTGGTTGGAGAAATTAACTATTTATAGATATGATATTTGAAAATTTAGAAATTAGTGGATCATTAAGAGGACAAGGACCTACAAGACCTCCTTCAGGTTTGAAGGCGAGTAGACCATCTTCACCAGAAAACGGGTCCCTATATTTGGAAATGACAACCTCAGGTAGTTTTGATAATAGTTTCTTGATGGTTTATACAGGTAACGGAAACGATGGTGGATGGGAAAGAATTTCAAATCAAAGTAATTTTGGTAAAACGAGTTTCAAGTACAATCAGATAATAAATTATTCATATCTAGCCGGTGGTTACAAATCAAGTTCACCTTGGAAGAACGTACACAAAACGGTTAATTCAACAGATCAGACAACTCACTTAGGTGAGTTATTGGATTATCCTGCATCATATACCTCAGGAGCATGTAGTAGAACTATTTTCTACGTATGGTCTGTTAATAGTGATGGTGCATGGAAGAGTGCGGGTAATGTACATGGTACAACCACATCAGCGGTAAATATGATAACTGACACCAACTATGCACATACTGCGGCGATGGATACAACTATATCAAGAAGTGATTTAGGTACTATGCATAAAGAAACTGATATGGCATACCTTTTTAGTGGTGGTTCGGCAACCGTGGAGTTATTTAACTTAACCACGGAATCTTTACATACCGCATATACATTAACAACAATAAACGGTAGTGACGGTGCTTCCGCATTTTCAGATGAACTTCATGGTTATGGGTGGACTTCAAGTGCTGGTGTTAAACTAAACTTCGCAACTGAAACATTTGCAACCTCGGATCGTTGGGGTAATCACTCACAACAGAAAGGGATTAGTTCTAAAGTTGGTAAAGGTTATGCTGGTAATGAAGGTTCTTATAATGGAGGTTACAACTTGAGAAGATGGAGTAATCAAACAGACACAAATATTGGTAACGTCGTGAAACCTGACGGAAATTGTGGTGAAGAAAACTTTACTATGGGTCAGGATTGGCAGTATATGTTAGGTAATTATAATGGTTTACAAAATAATAATTCGTGGAAATTCACGTACGCAACAGACACAGGAACTACAAGTGTTACAGGTTTAAATCCCGCGGTAAACCCGGGGACTTCCTCTGGACATTGTGGTTGGAGAGAATAAAATAAAAAGAATATGATATACGAAAATATGTCCGTTAGTGGTTCACTTAAAGTGGACAGAGTCACTGCAAGACCACCAAAAGGTGTTAAGTCACAGAGACCGTCGAACCCATTATCCGGTTCTCTATTCTTAGAAGAATCATCCGAACACACAAATTACCTTATGGTTTATACAGGTGTTTCAAATATAGAAAATGGTTGGGAACGAATATCGGCACAACAGAATGAAGGAACTAACTTTAAGTACAGACAAATAATTAATTATTCGTATATGGCTGGCGGATACAAATCAAGTTCACCTTGGAAGAATGTACACAAGGCAACCAACGCAACCGATCAGACAACTCACATTGGTGAGTTATTAGATTACCCTGCAAACTATACTTCAGGTGCGTGTAGTAAAACTATATTTTATATGTGGTCCGTAAACACCGATAGTGCACACAAAGGACCAACAACCCTACATAGTAACACAACTTCGGCGGTTAACATGATGACCGATACTAATTACGCACACCAATCTAACCACGACTTACAATATAGTAGGTCCGATTGTGGAACCATGTGGAAAGAACATGAGTTTGCTTGGATTTTTGCGGGTAACAGAACTGAGGTAGATAAATTTAATTTAAGTAATGAAACGACAATAACAAACTACGGGGTAACCTCGATAAGTAGTAGTGGTGGAGCGAGTTCTTTTTGTAATGAAACCCATGGATATGGATGGAGTACAAGTAGTATAAAAATGGAATTCTCTACGGAGACTATATCAAGTTCATCAAGTTCATGGTCAGCACACGGACAACAAAAAGGTATTGCGTCTAAAGTTGGTAAGGGTTATGCCGGTAATGAGGGATCTTACCAAGGTGGTTACAATTTGAGAAGATGGGATACATCTACAGATACCAATATTGGTAATATTCCTAAGTTAAGATCTAATTCCGGTGAAGAAAATTTCGCAATGGGACAGGATTGGCAATACATGTTAGGTTGTTATGGTAGTAGTCTTCAAAATAACGATAGTTGGAAGATGTATTATCAAACAGACACAGGTGTTTTAAATCCGGCGGGTCTCCCACCAGCAGTGAATGCGGGTACATCTTCAGGTCATTGTGGTTGGAGAGAATAATACCATTTTACACTTTATTTAATACTTTTTTATACTTATATTATAGTAAAATTTTATTATATGCAAGACTTTAAATACGAAAGAGATGGTGCAAACTCTAAACTCATAGAAATAGCGGAACAGGTATCATTTGCACTACCGAGATATAAGGCAGAGACTTTTGTTGGGGGAGCACAAATTACCCCATACGCAAAATTGAAACAGTGGTTACTTGAACTCAGAGGTCGTGAAGATGCGGTCGAACATTTAGAGTATACTGTACAAAAACAAGACTTAGAAATACAAATACAAGAGGAGAGTAAAGAATTTCTTACCGACCCTAAAAGAAAACAATTAGTTGACCTTAATATTGCGGATATGAAGATTGACCTTAGAAAGTTTAAAAGAAACTTGAAGGACGCTTATATTGAGAGACAAGGGTTTATTGATCTAATAAAAGATTTCTTAAACACTGATGATGCCAAATTACCTGACGGTTCTAATTTAATAGATGTCATAGGTAATAAAGATTTAGAAGATAAATTTGAACATGAGTATTGGACAGTCAGAATGGCAAAACAAGCCATGTTAGATATGATATCGTATGGTAGAGTGGGTACAGGTAACTTAGATTCTATTTTAATGATGTCGGCCGAACAACAGAAACAAGTTTTATCACTTGCTTCCTCTTACACAGTATTTATAGATAAGAACATTAATCAACTAATGTCTAACGCGACCACAAATAGTTTCTCAATTGAAGAATCGTTGAGAAATCAACTTAAGTTGGGTAAGGCAGATAAACCTGATACTGAAAAACTTTTATAATGAGACATATTATTTTTAAAATAACTGGTGAAATACCTGGATACATCAGAGTTGTTGGATCCTACATGAATTATTACTACGGTCGTATTGAAGATATATATGATGACATGAGATTAGATTTGGATAAGTTTAATGCGTCTGTCATAACTGAGGACGTTGGAAAAGGTTTTATTTTTGCGGACATATATAAAAGTTATGTAAGTATAAGAACAAATTCATCAATGATGGATGAGGTACCTGTTTTAGCTGAGTCTTCAGAAACTGAAGAAGAAAAAGTTAAATACACACTTACAGATGAGGACAAACAATTGGGTGTTGATTTTAATAAGGCGGTTCTTCTAAAGGTTATTGCGGATAGATTCTTTACGAGGTATAAAGATCTTATGGTTGATACGTCTGATTTAGAGAAAGATACGTGGGAGGAACAGAAGAGAGAGGCGTTCGCATATCAAGAGAACAGTAACTACCCAACACCTGTGATAGATATACTTTCAAGTGGTAGGGGTATTGACAAACAAGTATTGGTGGATAAGATTATATCTAATGTTACAACATATAACACAAAATTAGCAACACTACTTCTTGAACAACAACTTTTAGAAACAAAAGTTAAAAATTGTAACACTATAGCGGATTGTCACAGAGTAAGACATGAGAAATTTGGTGTAGGTATGAGTAGACAACAAAAGATTGATGAGGAAATTGAGACAACCCCACTGACACTGAAGATAGATTTCTAAAAATAACTAAATGAATTTAGCAATAAATGGTACATGTGCTAAAGGTTGTTCGTTCTGTTTTACAAAAGAAGATGCAAGACTAAAACACACTCTTGGTGAAATGTCAATAGAAAAGGTTGGTGAACTACTTGACCACTTTGACGTAAAAGGTTCTAGAGAAGAGGTTACCATTTTAGGTGGTGAACCGACACAACATTCAAACTTTATTGGACTAATGGATTATATAATCTCTAGAGGTTATAAAGTTAATCTTGTAAGTAACTTATTATTTGGTAAGAGAACATTAGATTACATAACCACTAATATAAGACATATTCAATGGGTCCTACCTAATGGTGCGGAGTTAGATGAAAAGAATAGATTAAATCTATTTAAAAAGAATTATCTATCACTCTACACGGCGTATGCCAATACGTGGGGTTTTGAAGAAAATCCAAGATTATTCATTGCACTAACACTATCGTCAGATTGGAAAGAAAGAAAAATGTATGATTACATAAAGTGGTTGTACCATGCGTTAGATGGTAAACTAAATGCAATAAGGTTAGGTTTAGATCTAACAGGTACCTATCTAATTAATAATAAGGAGATGGGTAAGGAGGTTACCAAGATACTTAAATTTGGAATGTACAACAATATAAGGGTTACATCCGATTGTCAAGTACCACCATGTTTATGGGAGGGTAAAACAAAAGAATCAATTATACAAAACTCATTCGACTTCGCCACTTTTAAAGTAAAAGGGTACGATAAGATATGTGGGTTTATGCCATTAGATATTTTTCCTGATGGTTCATCTATTCATTGTTATCCTTTACAAGATAAAGTTAAGATAGATAATGTATTGAAAATTTCGGGAGAAAATAGTATATTAACTCTAAGAGATGAGTTCGACGACCTTTATAGAGATAATCATAAAAATTATAAAATACCACAAGACTGTTTAGATTGTGTTTTTTACAAGACAGAATGTAATGGAATATGTGGGGGATGTTTAGAGAATGAGTAAGATTTTTTCAATACCGTTAAATCCAATGTTAAGTGAGCAAGCGTTCACACATGTATTCTACCCTTTTTTAAAGGAACATAAGGATTGGATTTATGATATATATTTCACATGTAGGATACCACCATTTACTCAAGATGCGATGGGATCAATCATAGATGATAATGACAGAAACTCTGTTTTTGAAAATGCAATGATGATACAAGAATCGTTAGGAATAAAAGTAAGTGCAACTTTTAATAACTTTAACGTATCACCAAAGTATGAAAACTATAAACTCTTTATTGATAATTTAAAACCCCTTTATGAGAAAGGGTTAAGGTCTATGACAATTCCTCATGGTCATTGGGTTGCTATGGGTCTAAAGGATCATTTTCCTGAGATGCATATTAAAAATACCATACTTAGGAAGGTTAATACTGCACAAGATTTTTGGTATTCCGCTGAACAAGGTTTTGATTATATTAATGTGGACAGAATACTAATGAGGGATGTGGAAGAATTGAAAAATATTAGAAGGGCACAACTGATGTTTCAACAGAAACACGGTAGGTATATTGAAATTGCATTACTAACTAATGAAGGTTGTTTAGGTAGGTGTCCCGTTATGGATGAACACTACTCATACAATAACTTAAGAAAACCAAACGAATTACCATACTTTCACCATGAAATATCTAAAGTAACTTGTGAACACAAATGGGAAGACGAGGTTGATGCATTCTTTTTTAAAACCGCAACAATTCCTCCATTCAAAGAGGAGTTTAATGAATACCTGAACCATGTTGACGTTTTTAAAATGCATGGTAGAGATAGTTTTGATAGACTTAACGAAACTATGGAAATTATTGAGTCATATTCCAAAGGTAAAGAGGTATTGTCGTCATCCTCTAAAACATATTTAGATGGTGTACCATACGAAGAGTTGAGAGGGTGGAGAAAGAAAATTAAGAAATGTAAATTTCAGTGTTGGGATTGTAACTACTGTGATATAGTGTCGGAACATAAAAAAAGAAAACTTAATGGATCTAATTAAACACATAGACGACTCAATTAGGTGGGGTGAAAGAGAAGTATCTAAACTTAACCAAGATGTATTGAATATTCACGGAATTACAAGTAACAAAGTAAGATCGTTACTCAACAACATATGTTCAATAGAGGGGACGTATTTAGAGGTTGGTGTTTTTAGAGGTGCAACGTTCTGTTCCGCCATTTATAATAATGATAAACTACACGCTATAGGTATTGATAACTTCGCATCACCTAACTTAATGCCGATGGGTGTTAGTCAAAAATTGGCATCGTACTTAAAACAAGGGTTAGATGTAACACCACAGGAAAACTTCATAGATAATGTTAATCGGTTTGGGGATCCCGATAGGTTGGATATATACAAAACAGATTATACAACCTTTGATTATTCCCAACTACCTAAATTAGATATTGTTTTCTATGATGGGGACACTAAGTTTCACGATCAGTATGTTACACTTAAAAAATTAATCCCTCAATTCTCAGACAAGACAATACTGATAATGGACGATTGGAATTGGGATAGTGGAGCACTTTATAGAATCATAGACGAGGAAAAATTGTTTGTATCACACCAAAAAGAAATCTTTACTAAGGGTGAGGATATGAAAGACTTTTGGAATGGAATTGGGGTATTTCTTTTAGAAAAGTA